GTCTTTTTTGACTATTACCCTGCCCCAATTCTGTACTGACTTCGAGAGAAGTCTTGAATTGGGGTATATTGACACAACACTCTTCAGATCTTTCAAGAAGAGTGGAGCAATCCCTGCGTTTTTGCAAGGTATGCTCTGTCACATATTTGACCGCGAGACTGGGAGAATTTACGATGTTAAAGAACCTAATTATTCAAGCGTTATCCCTCCTATTGTTGCATGCATCAGACAAATTTGTCTCGCTTGCAAAAAGTTGGAGTTACCGTGCACCCCCGAAAGGGAGAGCGCGGCGCTTGATAATTTCATCGCAATTGAACGCTCCTTTGAGATGTTTACGTTGTCGAGAGAGGATAAATCTGACTTTGTCAGTGTATCTTCTGTGCTTTGGGACAATATCATGGGCAATTTATGCCTTGATAAATGTACTCCTAGGCACGGTCCCGGCGCTACCGCCGAATCAATTTCTGGAAATCAGAAATTTGTTTGGCGTAGTTGGCATGAACGTCTTGAGCCTTTCTTCCCTTTCTTTTCTTGCGCTTATCCTATTGGTTTAACCAGTATGATGGGCGCTCGTTTTGAAACGGAGCTCGACTTAGTCACGTTTCGTGCTAGTGATGAGGAACAACCCGTAAGAGTTGTCCTTGTCCCTAAAACTCTCAAAAGCCCAAGAGTAATCGCTATTGAGCCCTGCTGCATGCAATACACGCAGCAAGGGATTCGAGACATCTTATATGATGTCATCGAATCACATTGGTTGACTGGTGGTCACATTAATTTTCGTGATCAATCTATCAATCAAAGCCTTGCGATGAGCTCGTCGAAAGATGGTCAATTAGCAACGATTGATCTAAAGGATGCAAGTGATCGCGTTCCGCGAGATCTTGCTCTTTTGATGTTTTCGGCTAATCCCGATCTTCGGGATGCAGTCGATGCATGTCGATCGACTAGTGCATTGCTTCCTGATGGTAGACTTGTGTCTCCACTCATGAAGTTTGCATCAATGGGTAGCGCTCTGTGTTTTCCGATTGAGGCGATGTACTTCTATACAATATGTATAGTCGCCCTACTTCGGTTTCACAATCTCCCAGTAAGTCACAAGAACGTTTTTATGTGTTCTCGTGACGTATACGTTTATGGGGACGATATCGTTGTCCCCAAGGACGTTGCGGCTTCTGTTCTTGAGTCCCTTGCGAAGTACAACTGCAAGGTTAACTCTTCCAAGACTTTCTTCAATGGTTATTTTAGAGAGTCTTGTGGTACGGATGCTTACTATGGTACGCGGGTAACTCCCGTGTATCTTCGTAAGCTTTTTCCGAAGAACAGGCAGCAAGCTAGTTCTATTGTTTCTAATGTTGCTACGGCCAACCTGTTCTACGAACAGGGTATGGTTCGCAGCGCATTATATCTCTTCCGTATGGTTGAGAAGGTCACTGGGCCTTTGCCT